GCAAAAGACGGAAAAAACCGTACCAGATGCACCAAAGACGCACAAAAGCAAAAAAGGAAAAGAACACGGCGGAGGAGGTAGTGGATACTAATGGGATGTTACAAGCCATTGATAAGGCTGTACAACCCTGACAACAAAGAAATAAGCGGGCGGGTGTATTCACTTGCCCGCTTTTCTCAAGTCTGCGGAAAACAGCTAAAATATGAAGATTTGATGTATAGAAAAGATGTAATGCTAATACCATGCGGGCAATGCATCGGATGCAGAATAAGACAGAGAGAGGACTGGACAACACGTATAGAATTAGAAGCACGAGACTATCCGAAAGAAGAAGTGTGGTTTATCACTCTAACGTATGATGATGAACACGTGCCTGGGATGATTATAAACACAGGCGAAATCATGAGAAAAGTACAATACGTCTGGAAGCCAGGAGAGAAAGCGCCTAAAAGCGTACAAACATTACTGTATACTGACGTTCAAAAATTCCTAAAACGTCTTAGAAAGGCTTACAGGGGCAAATTACGCTATTTTGTAGCAGGAGAATACGGAGAGCAAACAGCTAGACCACATTATCATATGATACTATACGGATGGAAGCCAACAGACCTAGAGCACCTATACAAGATACAACACAACGGATATTTCACAAGTAAATGGCTAACAGACATCTGGGGCATGGGTCAAATACAGATAGCACAAGCAGTACCAGAGACATATAGATATGTTGCAGGGTACGTCACAAAAAAGATGTACGAAATTGACGGCCAGAAAGCAAACGTATACTATGAATTAGGGCAAACAAAGCCTTTTGCATGTATGAGCCTAAAACCGGGACTTGGAGACCACTATTACCAAGAACACAAAACAGAAATATGGAGACAAGGATACATCCAATGCACAAACGGAAAACACGCACAAATTCCACGTTATTATGAAAAAATGATGGAAGCTGAAAACCCACAAAGGTTGTGGAGAATTAAGCAAAACAGACAGGCGGCAGCCATAGCAGAAAATCGGCTAAAGTATGAAAACGCAGACTTTGCAGAGCAATGTGAAACAAAAGAAAGAGTCATCAAAAAGCAAATGAAGAAGAGAGGGACACTCTAACGGTGTCACCTAGCCAAGTACCTATCAAGTAAGAACTTGGCTAACCCCTCTATCATCCCCCCTAGAAGGGGGGATGATGATAGACTTCAGACTCCATGTAAATCAGTTATCAGTTATCAGCAAAATAGGGGGTAGGCCTATCGGCCTACCCCCTTCCGTCAGCGCCCCCTAGCAAGGGGGCTGCCGGTGCGCACGCACGCGCGCGCGTAGCGCGCACGCATGCGCGCGTATATTATATTAACTTGTTGTAGACGTAGTAGTAGAGACTGTGGAAAAGTTGAAAAATATAAATTTATAACAATAAAACGTTAAAAACAAGCGAAAAACACTGTTGAAAGTCTTGTGGAAAATTTGTTGAAATGTTGAAAGTTCGTCAAAATGACGGAAATCATTGTGCAATATTTTGTTGAAAACCTGTTGAAAGTGTTGAAAGTGTTGAAAACGCGCACAGCGCTAAAAATGAATGGATTAGGCCGAGCTCCGCATACGCTACGCACGGCAAGGCGCTAAAGCGCCATTCAAACCAAAAAAACATTGACAAACAGTAAAAAACCTGCTAAAATAGAATCACGAAGGGGGACCGGGAAGCTCCTCAAAACGTCCAGCGAATGCCAAATAGGCGGCTGGCAAAGAAACCGGATAGACCGGAACAACAGCGAACCCAAATGACCAGAAATGCTCATAAGGGAGCTGGAACCTTAAAGCGACAAAAAAATGGTGAAATCCGAAATGAAGAGAGGTGAACACCATGGCCATCCAATGCTACATCATGGACACAGACAAAAACATGAACGTTGGAAAACACTTCAAAGTAAAAGAATTCGCATGTAGAGACGATTCGCAAGTAGTTTTCATAGATACGCACCTTGTAGCTATTCTGGACATCCTCAGAAACCAAGTCGGAAAGCCGGTATACATAACCAGCGGATACAGAACACCAGAATGGAACAAAAAATGCGATGGAGCAAAATACAGCTACCATATGCGCGGTATGGCAGCAGACATTCGGATTGAAGGAATGACCGCAAAAGAAATTGCTAACAGACTGAATAGAATCATTCCAAACGAATGCGGTATCATCGTCTACACAAGTTGGGTGCACGTTGATACACGACCCAACAAATACAGAAAGGGGGTGTAACATGGCACTTATTTCCATCAAGGACGTCAAGCAGGCAATCCGTCTCATGATGCAGATTTTGGAAAAGCTTGACGAAATCTATCATGCACTGCATGATAGCATCAACGAAAAAGAAAAGGAGTAAACCATGATGCACAAAACATGGAATGTAAGAGACCAGACCAAAGAAGCACTTGAAGAGGTGCTAACTCAAAAATACAAAGAAATCGATGGAAAATACAAAATGCTACGCAAAGTAGCCACCATCCAAGATGCAAAGAAGCTGCTAGATGAAATATGGCAGATGAAAAGTTTTGCAAAAACAATCGAAACGGAACTAATCAGAAGGGAGTACAACGATGGCACAACATCGTAAGAAGATGAACGGCGCAAAAGACCGCCGATTATTCAACGTAACAGCACGCAAGACCAAAACCATCAACCTCAGCCAGAAACCCATGCGGGGCGGAATCCGTCTGTAAAAGAGAGGAGAAAAAAATGGAACATCTGTATTATGGCATTTGGGACAACGTAGCAAAATGCTACGCATGGGTGGGCGAAAGCAAAAACAACGGAACGTTTGCGCGTATGTGCAACACGATGGCAAAAGACGAAAAGACCTTCTTAGGGCAGAGCCCGCAGGACTATATCGGCTACCAGTTAGCAGCATTCAACGATGAGTCCGGCGAATTTTCTAACGGCAAGGAAAAAGTATGGGAGGGCAAACCGCATGAATAAACGATACGAGGAAGGGCGAAAGCCCTTCTTTTCGAATCCGGGCGAAAAACTACGAAAACAATACGTCTGGACAAAGGACGAAAAAGGGCAGGAAGTGTTACAGGAAACCGAACCAATCGACATCCAACAGGAAATTGAAAGCTATTCGGATGAATGTGACATCAAAAACATTGTCAGAAAGGCAAGTTTCGACCCGGAATTTCTGAAAAGCCTTGAAAAAGGCGTTATGGATGGAATAGAAATGGATATAACCGAATGGCCGCAAAACATCCACGAGTATCACCAGATGATTGCGACCGCCCAGGCAAACACAATGAAGCTCAAAGAGCTGGAAGAACAGAGCAAAGCACAGAAAGAAGAACCAGAGGAAGGGAGTAAAACGTAAGAATGAACAGAAACAATGAAAGACACTTCTTACAAGTGCCACAGATGCACACAAGCCGAACACGATTCAATCGTGACCAGACAATCCTAACCACGTTCGACAGCGGCAAGCTCATTCCATTCTTTGTAGACGAGGTGCTGCCGGGAGACACATTCCAAGTAGACACCAGCGCAATCATCCGCATGACCACACCGAAATATCCGGTGATGGATGATGCATTTATCGATTTTTATTACTTCTATTGTCCAAACCGAATCCTGTGGAAAAACTTCAAACAGTTCATGGGAGAAGTGGATAGTAGGCCATGGATGCCGACAAAGACATACAGTGTACCGACTATCAAAATCGAAACAACAGGCCAGACCGCATTTCCACTCGAAAAAAGCATTCTGGACTACATGGGTGTGCCAACAAGAGTGGCAAAAGCCAACAAAGGAAAATTCGAAGTCAATTCGCTGCCCATAAGAGCTTACGTAAAAATTTGGAACGAATTTTTCAGAGACCAAAACGTAGGAAATGCAGCTATAGAAAATGATGGCGATGAAAGTGAAACATACCAAGACCAAGAGACATCTACAGAAATTGCAGAATTAACACTGCAAGAAGCATGCAAGGGCGGACGATGTCTTCCAGTCAACCGTTTTCACGACTACTTCTCAAGCTGTTTGCCTTATCCACAGCGAGGGCCGGAGGTAACGCTACCGTTGAGTGGAAATGCAATGGTGACAGGATACACAGACAAAAATTACACAAGCAAAACAAGTATCTATGCAAACAGCTTTTTTGACGGAAGCACAAACCCGGGCAACGTCAAAGATAGACTGTATGCAATCGGACAAGACGGAAATAACGGCGCAGCATACTTAAACATTGGAGACGGAACTGGCTCAGACCACCAAGTAGCATACCTTGGCGCAGACCTTAGCAGCGTAACTGCAGCAACTATCAACGACTTGCGAAAGGCAGTAGCCGTCCAGCAGTACTATGAAGCAATGGCACGAGGCGGTAGCAGATACCGTGAACAAGTACAGGCACTGTGGGATGTGACCATCAGCGACAAAACGGTGCAGATTCCGGAATATCTGGGCGGAGGACGCTACCACGTCAACATGAACCAAATCGTGCAGACAAGCGGACAGCAGAACGCAAACGATACGCCAATTGGCGAAACAGGCGCAATGTCAGTAACGCCTATCAACGAAAGCTCCTTTACAAAGAGCTTTGAGGAACACGGATTTGTAATCGGTGTAATGTGTGTACGTCACAACAGAACATACCAGCAGGGACTTGAGCGATTCTGGAGTAGAAAGGACAGACTGGACTATTACGTGCCTCAGTTTGCAAACCTTGGCGAACAGCCTGTAAAGAAAAAAGAAATCATGTTAACCGGCACGACAACTGATGAAGAAACGTTCGGCTATCAGGAGGCCTGGGCGGATTACAGAATGAAGCCGAACCGTGTAAGCGGCCTCATGAGAAGCAACGCAACAGGCACGTTAGATTTCTGGCACTATGCAGACAACTACTCTGCAGTACCAACGCTGTCACAGGAGTGGATGGCAGAAGGCAAAGCAGAAATTGCAAGAACACTCATCGTACAGAACGAAGACCAGTTCTTTGGAGCAATCCGCGTAGCAAACAAGACCACACGTTGTATGCCACTGTACAGTGTACCGGGCTTGTACAAACTGTAAGAAAGGAGGAAGCCCGGAGAAATCCGGGCTATTTTTAAATGAGCTTTTTATCAACAATCGGTGGAATAGCTGCAAAAGGTTTACAATGGGCAGCGCAAAACCCGCAACTAGTCACAGGAGCAATGACACTAGCAGGAAAAGGCCTTCAAGGACTATACGGGCAGCAAAGCCAAAGCCAAAGCCAAGGATACAACCAAAGCCAAAGCCAAGGGGGAGGAGCAAGCAGCTCAAGCAGTGAAGGCGGTACAAACGATAAACAAATTATGGACTATCTAGACCGCTTCTATGGCTGGCAAGGTGGACAAAACGCATTCCAGAGCAAAACAAACCGTCAAAACATGTTAATGCAGATGGGGTACAACACGCTAGGAGCAATCCAGCAAGGAATCTATAACCACATCGAGCAAAATGCAGCAATGAATTACAACAGCGCCGAAGCACTGGCAAACAGAAACTTCCAAGAGCGCATGAGCAGCACAAGCTACCAAAGAGCAGTAGAGGACATGAAAAAAGCAGGCTTAAATCCTATTTTAGCATTTGCTAACGGAGGAGCAAGCACACCAGGCGGAGCAGGAGCGACCATTACAGGAGCAAGTATGGGAATGCCATCGTCAAGCGCCCTGGGCGTATCAACCATGAGCGGAAACGTACCGACAAGCTATTACAGCAAATCGCAAAGCAGCTCACAATGGTATCAACTCGCAGAAGCCGTGGGCAGCCAAATGAGCACAAGCTACAGCAGCCCAAAACAACTAACAGAAGATTTACTCAAAACCTACAAACAAATGCAAAAGACGGAAAAAACCGTACCAGATGCACCAAAGACGCACAAAAGCAAAAAAGGAAAAGAACACGGCGGAGGAGGTAGTGGATACTAATGGGATGT